TAGCTTTCTTCTCTGAGAAAAGAGGCATACGGGCATCATTCTGTTTCATAAAGCTGTTGTCAACTGCATCGGCTTGTTGTTTCGCTATGTTTGCATAGTGGGCCTTACGTTGTTCAACAAACTCTTCTGGAATTTTACATAATAATAGTCCACCAATTTCAACTCCGTCTTTAAACCGAGCATTTTGGTCAACCATTATTCTCATTTCAGGGTGGTCCGCTAATTTAACGGGCTCCCATCCTTCACGCATTTTTGAAGAAACATTTAGATTATCAGCTTCGTTTAATAGACTAGTTCTGATCCAACGGTATGCCCATCCAGGTACCTTTTTAAATTCAGGTAATAGGGAGGCAGGTTTCCAGCTGTCTGCACGTTGAAATTCTTCTCTTGTATCTATTTCACGATCTTGTCTGTTTGTATTATCCATTTGCATTCTCCAATTTTAAAGTTTCTCTTGCATATTGTTCCGGTGTTATACCAAATTTCTTGGCTAACGCTACTTGTGTCTTCGTCAATCGTACTTTTTTAGGCGCGGTACTACGCGTTGCCGGAGCAACTACATTCGAAGGTTTTGTGCGCTCGGCGGGTTGGTCCTCGTCTAGCGTTGCATCCCCAAAGTTTTCTGGGAATCGTTTCTGCATCGTACTATCAATACGACGGTAATACTCATCAGAGGTAGGACTAATCCCACTTCTAATTAATTTTTCATGTACGCCTAATGCAAGGCTTGTCATTTCTTCGTCTTTACCAAACCAATCGTTCTTTTCTTGCCAAGCTGCGGCTTTATTGTCGGGTTTAAACGAACGTTGTTCATTTTGTTGTATATATACAGGATTTTCAGGTTCCTGTAAAGTATTTTTAAATCTAGGCTCATACTGTTGAGCTTGAGATAGGCGCATTTGAGCATCGTTCATTTTTTGTTGGGCATCTATAATCTTATCAGTATCACCTGAATCATAAGCTTCACGATAATCTCGTTTAGCTGAATGTAACTGTTGTTCTATAGAGCCTTTAAGAGTTTCAATATAAGTTGATTCTCCAGAACTTAAAGTAGCTTTTAACTTTTTATTATCATCAGCAATTTGTTTTGCAAACTTAATAGCTTCTTGACGTTCACGATCTGCTTCTTCTTTAGCGCGACGTTCATCATGATAAACTTTTCTAAGTTGAGCCATACGAGTTTTAACTCGATCTGAATACTCTTCAAGATTATCATTTTCTAATTCTTCAACAAGATTTTTTGGTAGTGGTTCTTTACCCTTGTCTTGTAGGGGAGTATCATCTTCAATTTCAAGATCAATATCATCTGCTTTTGTTTCTACTTTAACTTCAGTTTTTTCTTGTTTAGTCTTTATTTCTTTTTCTTCAGATAACTTAGTACCTGGTATTTCATCATCATCTGGGTATTCAAAAACAATATCTCCATCTTTTACGTCAGCCATATATTACTCCTTATGCGCGAGTGTAGCCGCGAGGATCAGCAACAACCCCCTCAACTGTATCGTCGTTAATAATGCGGAATTCTCTTCCGTGAATTTTAAATCTAGTGCCCGCGTATGCACGCGTTAAAACAAAATCACCCTCTTTACACCAAGGACCCGTAGGAAATCTAGCCTCATCTTTATAAGCTAAGTCGCCTACTTTTACTACAAATAAAACTACAGTTGAATGCTCTTCTACAGATTTAGCGCCAGCTGCTTTAACAATACCACCTTTATATGTTTCCTCTGCTTCTGGAATTGCACATAAAATCCTATAGCCTTTTGGGTCTGGAAGTTGTAAACCTCTTTCTTCAATTGGTATATCTTCTGCATTTACTTCATTTACTGATGGAATAACAATCGGTCGACCATTTGCATCAACCAAGTTTTTATTCATGGTTAGAATCTGATCACTCATCCGAGTTCTCCATCCTGTCTACGATGTCAGCAATAATGCCTTGTATTGTATCGCAAGCTCGTATATATCCGACAGCAGATTGGTAATGTGCGTAATCTTTCGCAGAACCTTCAGCAATTGAACCTAATACTTCTTTGCGTCTTTCAGCTATTTTGTTGATTAATAGCTCTAACGTTGGGTCTATCATTTACTACTCCTTTGGTTGTTGTTTATTCATTTGTTGCATTTGTATAGCCTGTTGTTTTTCAGATTGATCTTTTTGGTGATCTAATTGATTACTAGCTCTAACTGCTTCTACACCAATTTTTGTACCTTCTAATAACTGTTTAGCTACCAACTGTTTATTATCCATCATTGCATTAGCACCTAACTGAGCACCAGCAATACGTTCTTGAGATTCAATACGCATCTTATCAAGTTCAAGTCTAGCTTGGTCAGATTGAATATCGGCCATAGTTTTTTGCTGTTTGATTTGTAAATCTTGAGCTTTTAACTGTAACTCTTGTTGTTGCATTTGAATGATTGGATCTTGTTGCTGTTGTTGAGCTTGCTGTTGTTGTGCTTCAGAAGCAGACTTAGCAGAAAGTTTCTTGGCGGCTTCAGCCATAAGTTTAGATAGTTCAAACTCTACATCTTCTGGCAGTGTTTCATCAGCTTTAGGTAATGGGACGCCTAATTGTTCTTCAAGTTGTTTTCTATATTCAAATGCTACATGCTCATTAATGTGCGACATGGCTGCTGCTTGAATTGCATTTGCTTGAGGGTTCTGTCCTACCATTTGTAGAATCTTAGGATCTTGCATGGCTGTCATATGAACTGCAATATGTGCTTGATGGTCTTGATAAATAAATGCTTTAACAGGTTTACCATTAATAATATTCATATTTTCAGATACAGGATCTTTTGGTTTCTGGTCATCAGATGATGGGATAAGTTTGCTAATATTCTTAACACCAAGTACTTCTAACATTTGTTTATTAAGTTCTACTTGGTCATAGATTTGTGGATTAGATTGAGCCATTTGCATCACAGCTTGATACTGAACTACTTTCTGTGACATCGTTGCAGCATTAGGATCACTAACTGGAATGACATCTACGTTATCATAGTCAGCTTGTTTAGCACGGCGATCACCTACTTCAGGATCATAAGAATATTCTTCTGGTGTGTAGTCACGAATAATGCCTTTAAGTAATTTAAACTCTTGCTTCATCGCATAGTAAATACGAGCTTGTACAGCTGACATTACTTTCAATGTTCTTTCTAATATAGCAAGGGTTGTACCTACTGGAGAGTTAGCACTCATATCAGATACTTTCATATCTGCAGCTGAAGCAAAACGTCGTCCTTCATCAATAATACCATTCATTAAACTTTGTAATACTTGTGAAGGTTCTTTGTAAGGTAGCATTAAAATGTTGTCCCGAATAGCGCCACTTGGTACGTCTACATCTCTAAATTCGCCTGGAGCAATTGGAGTGTCATCGCCTTTAATGCGTAGCCCACGAGACTTGAGACCTCCTGGGAGATTCGATAAAGTACCCGCATCAACTAATTGACGAAGAATCATGGTACCTGATTTAGCGAATGCGCCGATTAAATGAATCAAACCAAAGCAATAAAATCCGAAGCCTGGAATATAACCGTAGTGTACAAAGTGTTGACGCTTAGATTTTAATTTATCATCTGGATTCCAATTACGACGAATAGATAAAATAGTCGCTGTGCCTTTTTCAATTGTTACTACATAAGGTAGTGCAATACCATCTTCACTATCACCATTTTCTAAATCTAAATTAACATGTATTTCAAGAATCTTAAATCTATCATCTTCTGACGGATTAAATCCTAGTTTCTCTGCAATCTTTTTCTCTGCTTCATCAATATCTAAATATGGTTCACCCAAATCTACATCACGATAAAAACCTGCTACTTGTAGTTTATGTAATTCATTCTTAGTCTTACGCATTACATGAGTCACACGCTCAGCTGTTTCTAAATTAGATGCCCCGTAAGGTACTACAATATCTTCGGCTGGAACATACATCGCTACTTGACGTTCTAACGATGGATCATAATAAACTTTTTTAAATGCGTTACCTGATAAACCGAGACCCCACAGCATGCGTTCGTGCTCAGGTCTATATTCAGGCATCATGTCCGTAAGCTGATAGTTCATATCATCTTTTACACGTTCAGCAGCATCTTCTTTTTCTTTTGTTTGTTTGCCAATAATTACAGTTTTAACTGGACCTGCGGCGGGGAATGTTTCCATCATAGTTTCAGCTTGGAACTTCACGAGCGCTTCTGTCATTAAAGGATGATACACATTACATGCGCCTGGCCATGGTTCTGTTCTATCTTCTACTTTAAGGCCTAGTAACTCTAAGCCATCTACATAAGTAGTTAACCAATCTTTTCTTGAATTAATATCAGCATCAAACTCGCCAAGCAAATCGCCTGACAACTCAGTTAACTCACCTTCGTTCATCTCTTCTGCTAAATTGGCATTAAACTCGTCATTATCTTCTTTACCTGGAACGATTGTAATTTCCATGCTACCGTCATCAAGCGTTACACTTTCGGGGTTTTCAATTTCAATAGAAAGGTCTGGTTGATTCATAGCCATCGCTTCTATTCCTTGAGGTGCTTGACTTATACTTTTATCTACATTGTCTGCCATAATTTATTTCCTTTATATTAATCCTGAGCTTCCGCCATTTTTATATCCATCAGGCAGTTTAATTTTTCCACCTTTTTTCTTTGCGTTTATTTCTTTGGGGTCATACGTAACATTTACAGGCCTTCCATCTCTTCCTACATACGCAGTTCCTACTACATTTCCTGCATATCCTATATCGCCTCTAAGTAATGCTGGTACCGCTGTTTTAGCTGTCCATGCAGCTCTTTGTATAGGGTTCATTGCTTCTAGTTCATTTATAATGGACCCTCTATTTTCATTCATCCAATCATAATTATCAATGGCTTGGATTTTTCCATCGGGTAGTTTATTGTAATTAAATCTACCAAACGTTTGTTCTATAGTATCACCATGTAACGAATCAAGCTTATCATCATATTTTTCACCCATTTTGTATTGCACATTTCCTGGAAGCGTAGAATAATTAGCCAGCTTATTTTCTAAGTCTTGAATCCCACCTTTTAAATTTTTTAATTGCCCCATGTTGGTGTATTGTCCATAAGCTTCTTCGTATAATTTTTTTATTCCTTCTGGACTTTTACCTATACTGCCATAAAAAGTATTTTGGTTGGCTATTACATCATTATATTTATTAAATAGTTTATTATTTAATTCCCATTCTCTGGCATGTTGTTCTGGGGTTTGATTTTTTATATTCCATAGCTT